CCATTGGCATTGTATAAAGTCTTAGAATAAATATCTATATTAAACCCGGGTTTTCTTGGTTGAGAAATAACCATTGTACTAACAGAAGGATCTGCCTGGCTGCCATGATATACAACAAATACTGTTTCAACCGGCACTGCAACCTGGTACTCACTTTGTGTATCAGGAAGGTCCAAAGCTTGCCAGCGTGCGCCAATAGAAGCAAAATCACTTTTAAGTTTTGAAACTATGCTTTGTTGTGACAGGTATTTGTTCATACTACTTTTTCACCAGGAGTTAAATTGATTATTATTGTTTTTCCATCAAACTTCCTATCAGCCTTAATGGTATAATGCAGATATCCATTAATATAAATTTGTTCGCTTCCTCCTCCACGGACTGCATCAAACAACCCTTCAAAATCTCCCTCCAGGTATTCCATTTTAGGAGAAATGGCATCATAGTCTAAATCGCCAATTACCGCCTTTTGCGTTGGCCTGTTTAGAAGGATGGTTGCAACCTGTGAGGAACCGTCTTGTTTCTTCCAGGTTGCAACGTATCCCATTGCGTTAACTATAATGCTGTGGGCTGTAGATTCCAGTCCGTCAAAAAGGTTTGACACTAGGAAATTTTTAATTTTACATTACCAATGGCATCAGCACTGAGAGCAGCATCATATGCCCAACCGGCAAATACAAATGCAACTGCAGGAGCTCCACCGTCATCAGCAGCAGTAGTAAATACTAAATTGGTACCATCCCAATATAATTTGGCGCCCTGGTTCCATGCCGTACCGGCTTTTTTTGGTAAAGTTGCCACACCGGCCACTTGTACCGTACCAGTACTGCCAATCAAGATGTCGCTTAAAGCCACACCAACTACATCGCCCATGGAAACTACATCACCACTTTTTATAGCAGCGGCAGTATTATTGACGTAATCAAATTCGTCACCATGTTTTATGAAATTCATTGCCATTTTTTTGTATTATTTAAGGGGTGGATAACCCACCCCGTTATTTATTAATTTTTACTTAGAAAATTATTAAGATGTTGGTAGACTAAAGACCAGGATTTTTAACCATGCCTCTGAAATCAACCACCTTGATACCGTGTGTTAACCTGAATTTAATTTCCATTCCATCTACATCGAAACTATACCGGCTTTCAGTATACATTTCCTGACCAGCCAATGAAGCAACTTCAGTTGATGCTATCTGACTAGGAGTGGCAGATAAAAACCAACGACCATCTGTAATCTGAGCATCCACAATAGGTGTTAAGCTTGCACCCAGTTTATTGATCTTACCCTGTTCAGTGGCAACATAATTGGAACTGGTAAATTGTTCAGCCAATTGCTCATTCTGTGGACCAACGATTAAGAATTTAGGATTCAGGTTCAATAAGCTTCCGTTAGGGGCTTTTTGTGTACGTAATAACAAACGCATTGCACTCAGTGAGTCTATACTGATTGCTGCTGCTACAGCTATGTTTTTATGAGATGCATCAAAAACAAGTTTACCATCAAACATTTTATTTGCACCACTTTTTATAGCAACATCACTTGCTAAAATCTGGTAAAACAATTTATTCTGGAACTGCGTAAAGCCATCCATGATCAAGGAAGTAGTATCATTGAATAAACTCAAATCATCATTGATTAAAGCTTCCCAACTCAATATAGCTTTTTTGCCATATTTTCTAACTGCATAGCTTTCTTTGCTATCCGTCATTTTTACAAACGTGTATTCTCCAGACTCTTCAATTTGGCTATCTTCATCAATGATAACATCATTGAGACGGACGTTACTTACCGGCTTGAAATCCTTAACCGTTCTTTTTTTAACCAATGGCTCCCAGGTACGTTCAGCTAACTGATAACGCTGTAAGGCTACTTTGTTTAATACATTCTCAGTGATAGAAGGAAAATCACTGGTAGTCATCTGACCTGCAGATCTATGAGCATATTCAGGATTTAAAAGATACTGCCTTTGTTCGTTGATGTTCATGGAACGGGGATCCAATCCTCTTTCTTTTAAACCTTCAAAAGCAATTTCCTTTAAAGACATTCCTCCATACACATCTGCATCATACTTAACGGCTTTACCATCTGCATCCATTAAGACTATACCGGCACGTTGTAAAATGCTATGTTCCATAGCAAGGGCACGTTTGCCATCACGTTTTGTATCCAGCACATTTGCGCCATGTATTCCATTAATGTGCAAACCAGCAGCCTGAATTTCAGCAGCTTTATCAATCATTAATGCGCGCGCCTGGTCAAGCGTAATTTCTTTTGCAATTAATTCATCCGGGAAGAAAATACCCTCAGCGTTTTTTTGATCGCTTAAATTCAGCTTGCGACAAACAGCGATGATTTCCAAACTGCGTTTCTTTGCTTTCCCTTCAAGGGCTGCAATATCCACAACCTTTGCAGGAGCGGGTTTAATACTTTCATCGATGGCTAATGACCTTGCGGCATCAACTGTAATTAATTCATCGGTGATAATTGTATTTGCAAACTCATCCGTTAATTTCAGTTTACGACAAACATCTGTTATCGCTTCCCGACGGGCTTTTTTTTCTTCCTCAGTCATATCAATTTTATTATTATGATTAATTATTGTTACATCATTATCCTGATCATTATTTCCCCTGACACCTGCTTTATAATCGGCAGGAATTGTTACAAAAGAAATTTCCAACCCTTCCCATGATACAGTCTTTAAAATCCGGATCCCATCTTTTTCAGTACCGGTATCCATCATTTTATTTCTACGAAACGTAAAGGAAATATTACTAATAACACCTTTTGCAATATCATTAACTACTGTTTTCCAATCCTCTGAATCACTTAATTTCAGTGTGGCACAACCTTCTTTCTTTGTTTCGTCTATCCAGGCCCGGGTAACTTTACCAAATTGGCTTCTAATACTTTCAGCATTATGGTTATCTAATACAGCAGCACCATTATTAAATCTATCTAAATCACCTGCCTTTACATTAACCTCTAACTGTTCGTAAAAACGCTCTCCATTAGGGAATGATTCTAATACCATGTTCTCCGTTGCAAAAACAACATTGACCTCATTAGTTTCCGCATTAAAGGAACTGGCATCTACACGACCAGTAACTTTAGCAGGGCTTAATTTTCTTTTGATAATTTTATCAGCCATTTTATTTGTGAGGTTTTAATCTGGCATCAAAATTATTAGAACCACAAAAGTTATTTTCGGCTGTTTATCGGCTGATTTTCGGCCAGAGGAAAAATAAAAAAGCCTTCACAATTGCAAAGGCTTTAATTTAATATATTTAACTTATTTTATTTGTTGCTATCTTCTTCAGCAGCACCAAGCGCATCAGTAGTTCTATCCGTATCAAATTCAGGGAAGGTTATTGGTTTTAATTCTGTTTTCTTAAACATTTCATATTCCATTTCCAATTCTTTTAATACCTCTTCCGGATTATATCCACGTTCACGCACTGCCTCATGCCATGTTTTTAATTTAGATCTTACTTCATCTGTCAATGATTTCATTTCTTTAACCGGGTCAATCATTTCTCTCCTTGGTGGTGTCCAACTTGCTTTTACCTGTTGTGCTATATTGATAAAACCGGCTACCTGAGCAGCTTCAACGAACCAGGCAAATAGTCCATTACAGGCAGGAATCATTATATTATTTTGCCAGAAATCAACACTACGTTGAAATTCCAGCCATCCCATACGCCCGGATGAAAAGTTTACATTACTGAAATCTCCTGTCACTGCCTCGAAAGTACAACCTATACCGGCTGCAATTGAATGTAAATTTTTATTAACATATTCACTGTATCCATTACTGGTAGGCACACTATTGAAAGTAATTCCCTCTCCTTTACGTAACCGGTGAAAGGTGCCTGGTTCTAAAGTTTCAAAAGAACTGGCCAGTTTATTATCAGCATCAGCATCATCCTGTGTAATAGCACCAACCAGGCAGCTCGCTACTTTTGCACGAAGGCGCTCTGAATATTCGTAATCATTTAAATCCTTAATCCCAATTAAGGCAGCATGGTTATCAGGTACCCCTCTGACTTGTCCCGGCCTTTCCGGATTAAATACATGGATGATATCTTTAGCATCCACCCGATGACTCATGCTTGCAAATTCTCCCGGATGCCTATCCCATAACCAATACCCAACACGGTCACCATCACCATTAAACTCAATGCCATACCAGGTCAAGCCGCCATATTCATTTGATAAAGAGAACTTACTATTATCAATATAATCAGCTTCTAACACCTGTAAACGTACCGGTATAGCATAGGTACTTTTAGCACGGCGCCTTACTATTATACATTCTCCACTCTGGAAAACTGTTTTTAAAATCTGGTGTTGCAGTCCATAAAAATCAAACCGTTGATCATAATCGCACCTCACATCTTCCGCCCAAATTTTCCAGATCTCTTTCATTTTGGCAGCATTACCACCCCGGCTAAGTATTACTGGTGTAGGAATAATTCCAACTCCAACAATATTATTAGGCATGATACGTAACCAGTTTTTAATATAAGGATTATTACGGCCTAGTTCCCGGCTACGATTTCGAAGTGTAACCATGTCACGCTGGATCTCTATGTTTGAGGAAGAGGATACACCTAACCAGTCACTGGCATTCCTACCTTTGGCAGCGCCCTCATATCTTCTCATACCGGTAGTATGTTCAATTAAATCTATTTTAACCCGGTCCTCTAAACGTCTCCTGCCTATACCAGGCGCAACCGATTCTATTATTCTATCAACAATATTTCTTTTCATTTTGTAAAATTTACCATTTGTCAGTACAATCATTTCCGTTACCTGGTGAACAATTATTTAACCCGCTTTTATAGGAGCTTCTGATAGCACGGGAACTATTATTATTAGAAAGTCCTAAAGCATCTGCCATTAATGCTGCTGTACGTATCATATCATCCAGACTCCTGTACTGTATTTCTTTGTCTGCGTATTTAACTATCATTACTCCCTGGCTGATAGCATCTTGAAGTTTTTCGTATTGATCAGTTGTGAATGCCATGCTCCAAAATTATTGTTGTTTTAAAATAAAAATACTTCCGGCCGATAAACAGCCGATAAAAAGACGGTCATGTTTAGTTTAACTGGAAAGGGAAATACCCTTCTCTTATTTTTCGAAGGTTAAAATTAATCTCTGCGTATACATTCTTTTGGCGGGTTACTGTTTCAATGCCATACTGGATTGTAGACTTTGCCCGGCCAAATAAAAGACCCAAATTATAATCATTTAAATTTATATCTTCCTTGATTAAAAACAGA